GTGCAGGCGTTGCTGCCTGAGCTGGACGCCGAGCACATGAGCGTCCTGTGGTCGAGGGCGTTCTTCCGCAACTCGGCGAGACCAGGCGGAATCGTCGAGGTCGACCGCACACTCTCGGACCCCGAGTTCGAGCGGATGCGGGCGCACTGGAACGCCCAGCACTCCGGGATCTCGAACGCGCACCGCGTCGCGTTCCTGGAGCGCGCGAAGTGGGTCGATGTCTCGATGAGTCAGCGGGACATGCAATATGAACAGTTGAGAAAGTTGACCCGTGACAACATCCTCGGCGCGTACGGGGTACCCCTGTCGGTCATGGGGATCACGGAGTCAGTGAACCGGGCCAATGCCGAGGCGGGAGATGTGATGTTCGCCCGCTGGGTGATCAAGCCCAGGCTGATCAGGATTCGCGCTGCGCTCAACGAACGGCTGCTGCCGATGTTCGGCGAGGGCATGGAGTTCGACTTCGTGGACCCGGTGCCGGAGGATCATGCGGCGTTGCTCCTGGAGGCCACCCAGGGCTACAGCGGGGGGCTGCTCACGCTGAACGAGGGACGCCGGCGCCTGGGCGAGGCCGCGGTTCCGGACGGCGAGAAGTTCAAACCCGCCCCGGTCTCGCCATTCGCGCTGTCGGCCCGTACGCGCTCGTTCGCGCTGGAGATGGGCGATGACAACCTGCTCACGACTCCGGTACAGCGCGCCGAGGCCGTGATGCGAGCGGGATGGACGAAACGCCTTGGAGACGAGGCTGACGCGATCGCGGCGTTCATGGAGCAGTTCAAGGCGGTCAGGTACTACAGGGCTGCCGTCGTCAACGAAACAGAAGTGGTCAAGATCGAAGTCTCGGACCTCGCGGGCTACGACTGGGACTGGTGGACCCGGTACGGCGCGGCCGTCATCGACGAACTGACGCTGGTGGTCACGCAGGCGCTCATCATGGACTTCCCGGACCTGGCCGTGGGGGAAGTGCAGCGGATCGCCGCCGCGTACGCACGCGAGCGCGGGGCCGCGCTCCTGCAGATGACCGGCGACGTGAACGTGGTCGCCCAGACGCGGGCGCGAGTCGGGGAATTGGTCGCGCAGACGATAGAGAACGGCGACTCGCTCAAGACGCTCGAAAAGAACCTGCGAGAGGACTTCATGTTCAGCCGTGATCGTGCGTCACGCGTCGCCCGCACCGAGACCGCGACCGGGCTGGGGCAGGGCCACAAGCAGGCCGCGCAGTCCATGGGCCGCGACGAGAAGCACTGGCGCACGCAGGGCGCGGCCGATCCGAGGGTGGACGAGACGTGCCTGGCGAACGAGGCGCAGGGCTGGATTGCGATCGGGGAACTGTTCCTGAGCGGCCACGATACGATCCCCGCTCATATTCAGTGCCAGTGCGCGGTCAACTACCGCACGAGGGAACTGCACGAGGAATCGGCCACGCCTCGCCTTACCCGCGAGGGCCGGTGCCCGCAGTGCTCGAAGCTCCTGCTCAAGGATGTGGGAGACGCCACGGGGTGGTGCGGGAAGTGCCGCGTGGCGGTGCGGTTCACGGGAGGAATAGCTAAGGTGCTGGAGGTTGCGAATGGATAACGTAACGGTCGACAACCCGGTGATGCTGACGCATCAGGAAGTCAAGGCAGGCATTCTCGCCAAGCTCAGGGAACTGGCGGCACAGATCGAAGCGCAACAGGTGATGGACTGGTCGCTCAACGTCGATATCCAACATGCCGCGTCATGGGGCGTCGGTGCGATGCTCCGTCGTCCTACCGGCCGCAGCATCATCAACTTCACTTTGGTGCTCGATGACGTGGCGCAGCGTGAGGAATATGCCGAGTGGACGGCGCAATTCATCCGCGACGGCAAAGGCCGGCCCGATGTGCAATCCTTCCCCTGCCGTTGTCGACACGAGCCCGGTCCCCACAAGGCTGGCGTAGCACAATTGGCGTGACTCATGACTCCTGTCAACAGCCATTGACAGTAACCCCGGTTTGTGCGTTACAGTTGACGCCGTCAATCCGGGGTGGAGCAGTGGTCGGCTCGCGACGCTCATAACGTCGAGGTCACAGGTTCGAATCCTGTCTCCGGGACCAAGGACACAATAAAACGAGGCGTGTGTGAGGGGCGGGGCTGGCTAGCCGGTTCCGCCCCAGAGCACCATCCGACAACCGAATAGACGGCCAGCGCGCCTAGAGCGCCACAGCGCCCGACGAACACTCAAGCGAGTCGTCGGGCGTTTTGTTTTGCGGGGGAAACGTGATCCGACAGCTCGGCAGATACGAGGTCAAGGTACTCGACGCCAAGGCGGGGCGCGTCGAGGCCGTCGTGTCGACTGAGTCTATGGATCGACAGGGCGACATCATTCGGCAGGACGGCTGGGACCTGAAGAACTTCATGCGCCACCCGATACTCCTCGCCTCCCACGACTATTACCGCCTGGAAGCCCAGATCGGCACGTGGGAAAGCATGGAGGTCAAGGGGAACAAACTCGTGGGCGTCGCCCGCTATTTTGTGGGCAAGGGCAACGCGACCGCCGACTGGGCGCTCGTCCTCGCCTCCGAGGGGCAGGCCGCGTTCTCTGTCGGCTTCATCCCCGACATGGACAAGGCGAAGAAGCTCGAAGGCAAGGACGGCGGCGACTTCTTCGCGCACTTCGAGTTCAACGGGCAGGAGTTGCTCGAAGTCTCGCAGGTGACCGTCCCGGCCAACGCCGACGGCTTGCAGCAGGTCCGGTCCATGAAGGGCCTGCATCCCATCGTCGCCGAGATCGTGGACGAGAGGCTGAAGGATCTGAAGATTCCGGCCTCGATCACGCTCGCAAACTCATTTGACAGCCAGACCGAGGCGTTACTGGACGCCATTGCGGAGCGTATTTCGGCGACGCTCGGCAAAAACGGTCTGGCCTCACCTCCCTTGGGGTCCCCGGCTCCGGCTGTCAGGGCGCGGCCGGACGCCGGGGATTCTCCGAACACACCGAACCGCGTAGTTGGCGAGGCTATCGACCTCG